AATATCGAGAAAGGTGGGGGGTGGGGGATAGCCTGTGGAAACGATACTGTACCAAAGGATTGGTATGAATGCCGGCATCCAAGCGCATGTGTAATAAGCGGGAATATCGTAAGGACATTGGGGTGTTTTGTCGACCCTCGGTTTCAGCACATGTATGTAGATGATTACTTGAGGGATATAGGGGAGAGTATAGGGGGGCTGTTTTACGATCCGGAGGTGGTGGTAGAACACCGCCATTTTTTAAACGGGAAGGCAGAGAAAGACGATAACTACAGGTGGATATATAGTGAGGAACAGGTTGAGTTTGGGTTAGCCGCATATAATCACTGGGTTAAACATTCAAGGCCTGATGATATAGTAAAGTTAAAGAAGGCAATGTGCTAAAGGAAATACATATTCTGACTATATTCTATGGTAAGGAACACGCAAAGTATTTAGGTGAAACAATGTTGCCTTCCTTAGTAAGAAGTCTTGATGGAATACATAGGAAGGTAAAGACAAGACAGTATATATATTGTTTGCCTGAAGATGAGATGGACGTGTATAGGGCGGAGTGGGAAGTAAATGTGGATACTGGACTTTTGAATGTGAAAAACCCCCGTCTTGAACTGCATAAGGCCATTATCAGGCAGATAGAGATTTCTTCAAGGGTGGGGGCTACAATAGTATTTGTACAGGCCGACCATGTTTACGGTTTTGGGCTGAGGGGATTGCTTGAAAAACATAATGATAAGTTCGTAGTGTGTTCGCATGGCAGGATTAGGGCTTCTGCTTTTGAAGATGTAAAGATGTTTCTGGGAGGTTCTTTTACTAATAAAGATTTTTCAATTCAGAACTACACCTACTGGCAACACTACATGGTTACGCATGGATTAAATAATCCTGAGAAATATTGGAAGGCTAACAGGAATGGTGATGTAATAGATGTTTATTTTAAAGAACCAGCCCCTGTATTATTCCCTGCTGATACGAAAATCATTGAAATCATACAGAATAAAGAATATAAAGGGCATACAAGGGATTCCGCTTGGGGGGCTTTTGAAGCCATAGACCATGAGGTCGTGGATTATTATTATAGGACTAACGGCTTATATTACTGTAAAGACAGCAACGAATTTATCTGGACTGAATTTACAGATGATAAAGAGTATGTACCGACAGTTCCTCAGGTAGAGGGAATAAATGCCTGTTGGATAGATAGTGCAAAGTTCTTTCGCGGTATACCATATAGGGTGTTTTTATGAAGGTTATGATTGTCGCCCCGGTATATAGACCTCTTGGGAAGTATTACGAACTTCCATTAGGGATTGCCTATATATCGTCAAGCCTTAAAAAAGCAGGGCATGATGTAACACTGATAAATGAAAACGAAGAACGACTTATCATAAAAGACTATGATATGTGGTATCAAAAAGTAACAAGAGATTCAGAAGTCTTACTTACTGGAGGACTTTCAGTCCATTACTCTAAAGTTAAGGAAATAATCAATAAGACAAAGAGCTTTAACCCCGACATCATTACGATAGCCGGAGGTGGGCTTGTAAGTTCAGAGCCGGAACTAATGCTGGAAGATTTAGGGGTGGATTATGCTGTAGTAGGCGAAGGAGAGAATATTGTTCTTGATATTCTGGGCGGAAGTGTTAAGCAGGGAGTCGTAAAGGCTGACAGCATAGATTCTATTGATAACTTGTCTTATCCTGATTATGACGGCTTAAAAGTTAATAACTATCTTGAAAGGCAGGTATGCGGAGATGACCACTATACCTACCCTGTAGATAATCCGAGGGTGCTTCCGATTATATCAAGCCGTTCATGCCCATTTAATTGTACGTTCTGCTTCCATCCGTTAGGGAATAAGTATAGACAAAGGGATACAGAAGCCTTTGGATTAGAGGTAGAAAATCTAAAGACGAAATACAATATAAACCTCCTTGCTGTACTTGACGAATTAATATCGGCTGATTGTGAAAGGCTTGCTAAAATCTGTGATGTACTTAAAAGATTTGATCTTAAATGGATGACTCAAATGAGAGTCAGTAAGGTAAGCAGAGAAATGCTTATGATGATGAAAGACGCAGGATGCTTTCAGATTTCATTTGGCATAGAACACGTAGACAGTGAAGTCTTAAAGAGCATGAATAAAAAAATCACGATGGAAGAGATAGACAATGCCTTATCTTTAGCAAGTGAGGTTGGGATTGGAATACAGGGCAACCTTTTATTGGGAGATAAGGCTGAAACCCCTGGTTCCTTAAAAAATGCACTTGATTGGTGGGAAAAGAACATAAGATACGGAGTTAACCTTACAAACGTGTTGCCGTTGCCGGGTTCGGATTTGTATAAACATTACGTAGATACAGGGGATATTCCCGATAAACTTGCATATATAAAAAATGGCTGTCAATTCATAGATAAGCACTTTGGAGTTGTGGGGCGTAGTATGTTGTCTTTATCATTAGAAAAGAATAAGCTTCCAAGTGAAGTTATTGAAGTAACTCATGCAGGGAAGGATTTTTTCAGGGGACAGTTATTTAACGCAAAGATAAAATGTTATCATTGTAACTCAATTAATGAATATAAGAATCTGTATATGGATTCCACTGGCAGCTCTTTCTTACAGGGGAAGGGATATAGGATAGGTTGTAGAACATGCAATCAAAGGACTGATTTCAAATTGGAGGTAAAATGCCGGGCATTAGAAGATGCGAGGTTATAGAAAACTGTCAGCCCCATAACATCACTGGTGCTACATGGGAATACGAAGGCATAAAGGGTGATGGTAGAAAGCCGGAAGAAATAGATAGGATGAAGGGGCAGAACTGTATTATCGTAGCAGGGGCAAGTAATGTATATAATGACTATGAAGAGGCAAGAAGATTCCTTAACGGCAAACCCTACGCATTACTGGCGGTCAATGATATAGGACAGTTTCATCAAGATAATGTCTATGCGATTGTAACCGCTCATCCTGAGTGGGCAATGGGGTGGTTAAACTGGCGATTAAGTAAGAATATCCACAATTCCAATACAGGACAGCTTCTTAATAAGCCTTTTATATATTCAGACCAATATCACTATGCGGTTGATACCGTATGGTCGGGACTTGGTAATCAGGTAGGTACTTCGGGTATGCTTGCCTGTCTTATCGCCATCTGTATGGGATTTGATAAGATAATTCTTTGCGGTATGCCTCTTGATTGGAGTTTAGGACATTTCTACGCACCGTTATATAGACAGTTTCCAGATCCTATTCTTGAACATATAGTTAAAAAGTCATGGGAGTATGCGTTAAACCGGCTCCCGACGTTTAAAGATAAGGTAAGAAGCATGTCTGGGCGTAGTATGGCATGGTGTGGCAGACCTGACACCGAATGGTTAAATGATAAGAAAGGAGGTGAAGAAGATGATAGGACAGATAAAGGTTTTGACTGTGAATGGCAGGATTTCCCCGATTAGTGATAAACTTTTTGAATTGCTATCTGCTAATTCCGAGATTGAGGCGGAGATAAGCAAGATACTTTCAGATGCAACCGTTAAGACAAGGAAAGCAGGGAAAAAGAAATGAGTAACATAAAGTCTAAACCACCTACTAAAGAATACGAGGAAGGATGGGAGAGGATATTTGGCGGTAAACAAGGAAGCAATAAGAAAAGAACTTAACGAATTAAAGAATCAGATGGAGTCTTTTAAAAAAACAGACCCCTTCTGGTTCTTTGAGCCGTCAGATGGGGTTATTGACGATATCCGCAGGGACCTCCTCTTAAAGCATATCCGCCCAGAGGACATCCCTGTTAAGCTCGATAGTCAGCTTGATGTTCTGTTTTGTGAGACATCATATCTTGGTGTATGCGGGGGCAACCAAGCAGGCAAAACCCTCATAGCTACGATTCTGAGTCTTATTAAATCTACAGGGGAACTTCCACTATTGCTTGAACCTCACAGGGATAAGTTCCTGAAAATAATAGAAAAAGTTAAGGGGAAAGTCATAAAGGGCAGGGTTATAGGGGTGGATTTTAAGCAGTTACATAGGGTGGTAATACCCTGCTGGCAGAAATGGACACCTAAGGCGTATTTAAAAAACGGCAAGTGGGAGGATTCCTATTCCGTCCAATACGAGACATTGACGTTGTATAAAGGCAAGACCCCATGCTCTGTTGTTCAGTTTATGACCAATCAAATGGATGTAAGTTCTTTTCAGGGCGACCCGCTTGATTGGTGTACCTACGACGAAGAACCTACAGAAGCAATACATAAAGAAAATAAAATGCGGTTTGTTACTTCCGATAAAATGGACTTTACCTTTGCATGGACTCCTACCAATGGACTTACGTGGGCTACGGATTTATTTCAGTATGGGATTTTTGAAGGTAAGAAGGAAAATGCCAGAACCCAATTATTTAAGCTCTGTACGGTTGTAAATCCTACTGCTAATCCTTCAGTTATAGATGAGATAGCATCTGATACAGGCAGTTATGAAGAATTGAAAATGAGATTATTAGGGGAGTTTGTATCTTTATCTGGACTTGTTTACGGAGGTCTATTCAACGAGAAGATACATTTAAAAGAACCATTCTATGAAAATCTTAATGAATTTCAAAAGAACGATTATCTGACTCTTTATGGTGCTGATCCGCATACAGTTACCCCGACTGCTATTGTATTTGTCCTTGTAGATAGAGAGAACAACTGTTATGTGGATAGATGTATTACAGGGGGTTGGGATACAGACGAGATAAAGTTTAATTTCTGGAAAACAGTGAATGAGAAGAAATACCGATTAGGGTGGGGGGCTGTTGATAGGTCGTCTAATTCAGATAACATAGCTTTCGGCGGAAGAAACATCTTTAAGGAACTTACCAGACCTACTTATAGACAGGGGCATAAGAGTGCAGGGGTGGCAGGTTATGACCCGAATCCCCAGATGATGCTAAAGGCACTCCCGGCTCTCAGGGAGTCCGAGAAGTTCGAGGGTTCTATTAAAGCAGGGGTTGATGAAATAAAACGCAGACTTAGAGAGCCTGCAAGGTTCTTTGTGATAAATAGACCTGAGAATAGAGAACTAATCCACGCCTTTAAGACAATGGAAAGAGATACCTATAAAAACGAAGAAACAAAGGGATTAAAGGATAGAATTAAGGAAGACAGACATCACATGCACGCCTCATTGCGGTATGTCTTTCAATTTCCGATTAACTGGTATCCAGTACAGATGTCTGTTCCTGAATATCAATATCAGGACGAAGGAGCGTTTCTATGAAAATTCATAAAATTGAAAAAATAACACCATTTTGGGATTTTTTAGAAGAAAAAGTCCCGCTGAAAAAGTCTCATAAAAAAAGATACCTTAAATGGCTTGATGATGAATTATATCCATCTGAAAAAAGCGAAACATATTGTATCGTAAGAAGAATAAAACAGGATAAAGTATGAAATTTATTTCGCAAACATTATTTTTTAGGAGTGGTAGGTCTCGTTACGCACATAATGGGATTATAGGGATTTCTCCATCAAAATCGGAAAATTGCATTTATTATGGAGAAGACGGATTATTTTATACGGAGGAGTCGGAACAGGAGTTATTTGGAGAAAATGCACTATCGAAAGAAGATTTAATAGAACTTGCCGAATTTATGATTAATAGATGGAAAGCATTTATTGAAAAAAATAATGGTTGATATCAATATCAGGACGAAGGAGCGTTTCTATAAAAAAGTTTGATGTAAGTGTGAAGTTTTACATGACAACTTGCACATATAGATATGAGATTGCTTATAATATGATTATCTTTAGTACAATCTATATGATGTGTATATTTAGCCTCTTTTCCACATTTTATACACTTAAAGTTATCTCTCTCAAAAACCATTTGTCTTATTTTTTTAAGAGAATTATGGTCTGGATATGGAGATTTTCCGCCATTCCATCTATAATGATTTTCTCCTTTATTACGACAAACACCTTCAACCCAACCTGCTTTTATAGCACGAACATGGTAATTGCAATAATCGGACAATTCTTTATTTTTTCTTTTTGCCCCGATACGTACCATTGTATTACAACTAATAACTTTGCATTTTTTAGTAGGCCATGTGTGGAAGCCTTTTCTCACAAAAACGAGATAATGATTTCGGCAATAGTTTCTTGCATAATGTTTTTCTATGCAGTTTGGTACTTCACACTTTCTCATAACACATATTATAAACCATTTAAAACGAAATGTCAACTAATTTAAGCTATGGACAACAATACAAAATTATGTTATACAAGGATTGAGAAAGTTAAAGTATTACTTGAAGAATTAGTCCAAAGAAGCTTTTACGGTGAGGTTTTAATTAAGTTTGAGGCAGGTCAGATAACAGTATGCAGAAAGACAGAGAGTATAAAGATGTAGGTATGAAAAAAGAAAAACTACCAAGAAAATATAAGAAACTTATTAAGCATTTAGGTAAGGTTTTGTTTGAAACCAAAGAGTTGAAGGGCAAGCGTATAAAAGGATTAGATAGTTGGGAGATAGGGATGAAATAAAAAAAACTTAATATAGTTCGGTATTGAAGCACTCAAGCCGATATTGTCCTTAGATGGATGGTATTGGCTTTTTTATTTTGATGAGGTGAAAATGGATGAAGAGACGGTCATAAAGAGAGCGCAGGAACTATTTAATCAGTCCAAAAACTTTCAGGCTGATAACTTTGTAAAGCAGTGGGAAAAGAACAACGATTTATATAATTCCAAGTTTAGCACAAAGGATGGCAAGGTATCAGATGTCCTTATGGGACAAGGCAAGCTCTTTATTCCGAAGGTCTATACCCATACCCAGAGAATACTTGTAGATGTTCTTGAAACCTTCTGCTTTGATATGAGTGAGATTGTTTCTTTATCGAATGAAAAAGCAATACCGTATGAAACAAGGGAAACAGTAAAAACCTTACTTAACTATCGTTTAAACGGAAATCCTATCAATTTCTATCAGGAACTTTATGAAGCCTGTCTTGATGCTTTAAAAAATAAAGGTGGTATCTTAAAGGTGTATCCGCAGTTAAAAATCAAAAAAGTAAAGACCCCTCGATTAGACGAATTAGCGATGCCCATGATGGATGAAAATTACGAACCTATTATGGATGAAGAGGAAATAATCAGCCACTATTCTCCGCAGATAGACTGTATCCCCTATGAGGATGTTTTCTTCCATGCTTCTGCTACTTGGAAAGATTACTACAGATTCCCGATAGTCCACAGGATGAAGAAGACACTTGACTACCTTAAAAGACAGGGATATAAGAACATTGATAAACTTGAACCCCGTATAGACCTGACAAGCGATACCATTAAACAGCAACGATTTGAAGGGTCGCCATTTGTAGAGCAGTCCCCGACAATCAAAGAAACAGGGGAAGTTTATATATTTGAATTTTGGGATTTTATGGATGTAAACAATGACGGGCTTCTTGAAAGCGTCAGCTACCTGATGGCTGGCGATTCAGAGAATCCTAATGTGCTTATAAGGGATGTAGAGGAAAACATGTTGCCTTACAGAAAAGCAGGGGCAATGTATAACGAATCCCCATTTGTATTGGGGAATTCCTATCCCGAACCCCATCAGCTTATGGGGAAGAGCATACCTGATATTACAGAGGGGTTGCAGAGGGAAACCAATTCCACAAGGAATCAAAGACGTGAAGCAGTGGCTTTATCCCTAAGACGCCCAATGCTTGTTAATAGAGGCGGGGGGCTTGACCTTATGGCTTTAGTTAATAGGAAGTCAGGTCAGATAGTGCTTGGCGATGATATATCCCCTTCAAGCGTCAGGGAACTTGAAATACAGGATATCAGGGGTTCTGGTGAAGACGAAATGCGTAATGACCAGAACTTCTTTGAGGCAACTTCGATTCCCCCTAATCTTTTGGGGGCTTCTTCAGGCCCAGATGAAACGGCTACTGCTGTTACACAGCACGCAGCCAATGCCAATAAGAAGATACAGATGGTAATAAGGAATCTTGCACAAACCCTTGTAATCCCTGCATTACAGAAACTTCTCAGACTTGAACAGGAATATGAAAGTGATGATTTTATAGCAATGGTTACAGGTAAGATACTCGGTTGGAATAAGGCAGGAGACAACATTCCCAACAAGTTTTTTATAGAGGGGGATTTTGATCTAAAAGTAAATACTAGCATCAACAAGCAGATACAACTTAATAAATTAATGATGATTATGCAAAATGGAGTTCAATCTAACGCTACGATGGGACAGCTTATCGGGATGGGGGTTGTAAACCCTGCAAGTGTCCAGTTTTTCAATCCACAGACTGTCTTTAAACGTATGCTTTCAATTCTTGGGGAAAAGAACGCAGAGGAGTTTGCGTTACAGGCACAGCAACCGCCTATGCAGGAAGGGCAGATGCCGGGGGTTGCAAGTCAACCCGCAGTTACACAGGACATGAACGCAACAGTTTCTAATATGAATCCTGAAACCACAGGGGGTTTAAATGTTGGATAAGGTTAAACAGATATTCTTTGGAAGGAATATTCAGGAAGAACGAGCGCAATTAGAGGCAAAGATAGAACTCGGTGATAGGTTTGAAGTCTTTATGAGGGAATTTTACCCTATATTTGATGAACATATATTTCAGGCATTTGAAAAAGAACTATACGATACATGGGTTAGGCTTGAACCTAAAAACACGGAGGGGATCCGAAATGCCCAGAGTATGCAGATTGTCATAGATAAACTAAGGGCTAAACTTAATCAGGTTATCGAAGATGGGCAATTTGCCCTATATCAACTAAATAACTCTACCTCGCAAGACCGAGAAGAGTAGAAGGAGATTTTATGTTAGAAAAAGAAGCTACCTCTGAAAAAGAGATGCCTGAACCGACAATAGGAGAACAATTATTCCCCGGAGCTTATGAACAGCCGAAAGAGGAAACTCCTGAGCCTACAAAGCCAGCGGAGAACGCTAAGGAAGAAGGTGCTGAAATACCAGTTCCAGCACCTACAGTAGAAGCACCGCCTCTAACAGATAACTACCTCGATACCGAGTTGTTAAAAGGGAAGAAGGCGAAATTAAAGGTAGACGGACAGGAGATAGAAGTACCAGCAGAAGAACTGATAAGGAATTATCAGACTTGGCAACATCTATCAAGAGTCGGTCAAAAAATAGGTGAACAAAAAAGAGAACTGAATGAGGAGATTGCAAGGCTTGAACAGCTTCAGCAACCACCTCAACAGACACAGGTTGATGAGTCATGGGGAGAGGTAGTAAACCCATTTATCAAGCCAGTTAATTCAAAAATAGTTGAGCTTGAGGCGACTGTTAAGAATCTGAATGAAGCGTTAAGACCTACGCTAATAAAGTCTAACGTGGACAGGACAGACGAACTGATGAAAAGCAGGGGGTTAACTGATTTTAAAGACTACTATCCCAAAATACAGAACTTTTTGCTTGAAAACGTAGCACCTGAAAAACTTCATGAATTTGATAATCAAGATACTTTTATTGCCTTGTATCAAGAAATGAAGTTACAGGATATAGTTAATGTTCAGGCAAAAACACCTGTAATACCACAACCTGTTGTATCTGCTAAACCTAAACCGATACCTAAAGTAGAGAGTTCAAACGCTTCTACAAATACAGAAATAACGTCAGCAATAGATAAAAAGTTAGAGGCTGCTACGGAAAAAGCAAAAGCTTCTAACAGTTCTTGGGATTGGGCGGAAGTTTTTCGTTTAAGGGATGAAAAGTCTGCTACAACCTAAGCAAGGAGATTTAAAATGGCTATCGGAACAAATATGTTTACACAGTATGAAACCATAGGTCTGCGGGAGGATTTGATAGACGTAATTTCAAATATTTCGCCAGTGGATACATGGTTTCAGTCAAGCATAGGTAGCGGAGTCGCAAAACAGAAATACCACGAGTGGCAGACAGACGCATTGGCTTCCCCTGCTGCTAACAAGCAGGTTGAAGGTAACCAGTGGACAGCCACCGCGATTACTCCGACTGTAAGAACCGGGAATTACTGCCAGATTCTTGGTAAGGCTTTTCTGATTGCAGAGAGTCAGGAAGATGCAAGTAAGGCTGGAAGGTCAAGCGAGGTAAACTACCAGAAGGCAAATAAGCTCAAGGAACTTGCAAACGATATTGAGTATGCCCTGATAGTCAACTCTGCTACAGCTTCCGGAGCATCCGGGACAGCAAGGCAGTTGGAAGGTTTGGCTGGTTGGATTACTACAAACGTAACGACTGGCACAGGAACTGCCAACGAAGTTCTCACTGAGACTATGTTGACTGACAACCTTCAGTTGATCTGGGCTGCTGGTGGTAAGCCGTCTAATGCCCTTATGGGAGCTTTTCAGAAAAGGAAGATAGACGCTTTCACTACCAACACAAGGAATATCAACGCAGAGCAGAAGAAACTCGTTGGTACAATCTCTGTATACGAATCCGCTTTCGGAATTGTCTCTCTCAGATTGCATCACATTATGCAGTCTACGCTTGCTGGATACGTGATAATTCTTGGCGACCTCGGATTGTGGAAGAAGGCGTGGTACAGACCTCTTAAGTGGCTGAAACTCCCGTACACTGGTTTTGGGGAGTTCTGGGCAGCAGAGGCCGAACTTACGCTTGAATCAAGGCAGGAAAAGGGTTCTGGTATGATTACAGGACTTACAACCAGCTAATCTAAGAAAGGAGATTAAAAAGCGGGGGTGGGTTTCGGCTCACCCCTGCAACAATATGATTATTAAATCTAAGCAAAATCTATCAACAGGTTTAGTAGGTATGAGGGATGAAGGCGACAATACCGTGTTCACCCATAGGTATCAGATAGAAGATGTTGCCCAGAGAGCCTATAAGTTAAGGCAAGGTGATAACAATGGTTTTACAGACAACCGGGATATGCGTTTAATCGGGGAAATCCCTCCTATATTTTTCACAATGCACCCTGAATGGAACTCAGACCCAAACTTAATCAAAGAATGGCTTAGCAAGGATGATGTGGGAAGAATGTTTAGAGCCTGTGATGGGGGGATATGAAGGTAGGGTATTTTTTAAGGGATAATGGAGCTTGCGGTTATTATAGGGTAGATTTGCCTCTTATGACTGCTACAAAAAGAAAAGTCATTGAAACCCTGAGGATAGAGAAAGGGGATAATGCGGAAAGAATAAGTTCTGCATTAGAAGGGGATGTTATAGTTTTTCCAAGACCCTGTGAGAAAAGGTTAGTTGAAGGATTTAAGGAATTACAGGATACGGGCAAGAAGATAGTTATCGATTTTGACGATAATATGTTTATGCTTTCGCCTTTTTCTCCCCACTATCATGATTTTGGGATAAGAGAAGTACAGTATAAAATGCCAGACGGTAAGGTTTTGGATATATGGAAAGACGGGGTTAATTTTAGCTTAAAAGATAATATCGAGAGGTCTGAATATATTCAAAAAGCGATAGAAAATGCGGATTTAGTTACAACTCCGACAAAAATACTTTCTAATCTTTATAAAACATTAGGTGCTAAGAAAACAGTAACGCTTCCTAATTGTGTAGATACGGACTTATGGCAGAAACTTTTATTAGAAGAAACCGACAAGTTAAGGCTTTTTTGGGCTGGTGGGCATTCTCACTATGAGGATTGGTTACTACTGAAAAATGTAGTTCCTTATATTATGAATAAGTATCCTGATATAACTTTAGTCTTACTGGGTTCTAAGTGGGATAGCACGTTACAGGGAATACCCCAAGACAGGATTGAATATCATCCGTGGGTTGCTACCCCTGCATATCCCTATAAGGTTTCTATCCTTAACCCTGATATTTCAATAATTCCATTAGCCGATACTGACTTCAATAGATGTAAGAGTCCTATTAAGTGGATAGAAATGGCTGCGATGGGAGTTCCTTCCGTTACAAGCAATATTCCACCTTATAGTGTTATAGCGTCAGAACATAATGGAATATTTATAGATAAAAATGCAGAAGATGCTTGGATAGAAGGTATCTCAATGTTAATAGACGATAGTGTTTTAAGGGCTAAAATGGGGGGGTATGCACAAAGGACAGTTAACATGAACTTTGATATTAATACTGAATACACGCAATGGGTCAAGGCTTATGATGAAATCCGGAAGAGTTGATATTTTACTCCCGACTAAGGGGGAACGACTGAACGGATTGATATTCCAAGTCAACGCCATTCTTAATCAGAGCTATAAGAATAGGGTTCTATGGGTTTTAGTAGATGGTGATGATGAGATATTTGATTTAATAAAGCGGACTATAGCCGAACAATGTAAAGGGGCTGTAGAAGTAATCCATGTTCCTAACGGTTGGAGAGGTAACTGGGGACATAGACCTATAAAATGGGCATTAGAGAATCTTCCACTTGAAGGAGAATGGGTTATAACGTCTGGAGATGATGATTGTATAATGGAGTGGGCTTTAGACGAACTTGTTAAGAACTCTGAAGGGGTAGATACAGTTATTGGAATCTGTATCCCTACGAAAAGGAATTACTCTTTTGTAAAGTTCTATCTTGGCGAGAATATACAGCTTGCAAACATAACAGGAAGTTGTTGTTTGTACAGGCGTTCAAGGGTAATGGAAGTTGGATATGATGATTCAAGGTATGAAGCAGATTGGGACTTAATAGAGAAGATGCTTAAATTTCCATATTGTAAAATAAACTCTGTATTATTCGTAATGCCACAGAGTTTTTAAGGAGGAAATATGGCTGTACCGACACCGCCTTCATTGGCAAATATTGTAGCAGAAGGACTTAAAAAGGCTTCAATAACATCCCCAGTAGCCGCACTTACGACAAGGGCGCAGGATTATTGGATGGAAGAAGTTAAAAACGATATACTTGTTTTATCTGGCGGAAGGAAGTTAAGCAGTCTCTACACTACTTCAACCACACCTTCTGTTAATGGTAAGGATAGATACGCTTGTCCTTCTGATTACTTTAGCGACCTTTCTTTAGAGATTCTTGATGGCAATACAAGGGGTACTGCTACCGCAGGGGCAGTTGGGTCAATAACACTTGAAAAAGACGAAGGGGATATAGTCGGGAGTCAGATATTCATTCTATCTGGCACTGGGGTAGGGAGTATGTCTCAGATTACGGCTTTTAATTCCGCTACGTTTGTGGCAAGCGTAACACCTAACTTTACAACCGCACCGGGGAATGGGAGTGGTTATTTAATCGTAGATAGGAATATAGTTCTAAACGAGAAACCCTTACATCACATGCAAAGTAACGAAAGAGGAATCCCAAGGGAGTTTTATCCGACTGGCAGTCCTACTTATGGGGAGTTCATCTTATTCCCTACTCCATACAATTCAGATGGGGATTTATATGGGATATTGATGCGTTATTATGCCAATCTTATGACTCTTGACCTTGCAGGAACACTTATGGCGACTCTATATCAAAGATGGCGGAATGTCTGGGTTCAATATATATATGCAAAGGCATTAGACGAAAAAAGTGATTCTAAGGCAGAAATAGAGATGAAAAGATACAATATGATGGTACATTCTCTAATAATGCGTGAAACTTATGGTATGGATATGTCCAATCTTACCATGAGGATAACAGATTACTAATGTGGACTAATTCTAATAACGCCTCAGACGCTTATAAAGGGCAGAATGAGGCTTCCGACACCTTCAAAGAGGAACAGTCTGTCTCTGATACCTATAAGGGGTCTGGCGAGGCTTCTACGGAGTTTGTAGCTGATAATCCAGCATCTGATACATGGAAGGGTGAACAGGCAGGTTCAGGGACTTATGTAGGCGAGGGTGGTTCTTCTGATACTTGGGGTCAGGGATTAAATGGATATGGAGCGGCTTTTCAGAAGAATGCCTTTCAGAATAATGCGTTTCAAGTAACTGGAACTTACGGAGTGGATGAATACAAAAGATGTCAAGGTTCTTCTGACACTTATAAAGAGGACAATCATGGAACAGATACCTATAAGACTGAAAGTGAGGTATCTACAACTTATGTAGGACAGGGAGCAGTTTAATGGCAATTACGCATTTAAAGGTTCTTGCGGTAGCAGATGATGCCGATGACAATACAGTATCTCCTACAGATTGGGGTGCAGCCCATGTAATCGCAAACGATACAATTACTTATTCATTGATACAAAATATCTCTGCCACAGACATGCTTCTTGGTCGTTCTTCATCAGGGGCAGGGGATATAGAGGAGATAGCTTGCACAGCAGCCGGCAGGGCGTTACTCGATGATGCCAATGCAGCAGCACAGCTTATCACTCTTGGTCTTTCAGCAACAGCAGCAGAACTAAATTTTTGTGATGGTGTCACAAGTGCTATTCAGACTCAGTTAGGGCTTAAAGCTCCACTGGCAAGTCCAACTTTTACAGGAACAGTAACTGTTCCATCAACCCTTTTCACTATTGGTGCAACTACATTTTCAGAAACACAACTTATAGACCTCACAGATGCAGGAGCTACCACATTACATAAACATGACCACGGCGGTATGGATGGTCTTACAGATGATGACCATACACAATATTCACTTTTATTAGGTCGTGCTGGCGGACAGACATTAATCGGTGGAACTGCCGCATCTAATTCTTTAACTCTGCAATCCACATCCAACGCTACAAAAGGGAAAATACTTTTTGGCACAAGTGCTTATGATGAGGTGAATAATAGGTTGGGCATCGGGACGGCGACTCCAACATCGTTACTTCATCTCGCAGCAGGGACAACGAGTGTGGCTCCACTTGGTTTTACTTCTGGTCCACTCCTGACTACCCCAATAGCAGGACGAGTAGAATTTCTTACAGACGATTATTACGGCACTATTACTACAGGTGTTGGAACTTCGTATTATCCTACCCAGTCAGACACCTATGTTAAAGCAACCTCGAAATATAGCGTAAATTATTGGCCATATTTTGCTACTGACCCAACTAAATCATTAATCGGAACTGATGAAGATACATCTTGGGCTTCTGGCAATGGGGTAATAACCAATCAGCGTTTTCATATTGATTTGGGTTCAGCAAAAACAATAAATAGAATATATTATGAAAATCGTGTTAATGGCATTGGCGGGGCGACCGACCAAGGAGTAAGGAATTTTACTTTCTGGGGTTCAAATACTGCCAGTGATTTTAGTGATTTGGTATATGCTAATAATGGAACTTGGGTGCAAATAACTACAGAGCAGTCAAGTTTTGACCAACACAGCACAACTAATCCTACTGTCGCTGACCCTAAATATATTATAGCTACTAATACTACTGCATATCGTTATTACGCTTTTAAGTTTGCAGACGCTTGGGGTAGTGCAGTTGTTATGGGTGTTCGTAGAATAGAATTACAAAATATACTTGCCAGAATGGGTTTTGTTATGAATAATGGAACGAATCTTGTTTCTGGCAGAGTTCCTTACGCT